ATTTGTGGCATCCCGGTTCAGAAGTTATGGACCTAACTGCAAAAGAGATTAGCGACATACTTATAAATAAAATAGTAAACGCATAGGAGATATTATGTTCAAGAAACTTATAGATAAATATAAGGCGTGGAAAAAACGTAGACAAAGAAACAAAAGATTAAAGGAGCTTAGAAAAAAAGATCCATTTATCTACGAATAAAATAAAAATTATATTATGTCAGATTATGATAACGCTTCCGATATAGCGGAAAGACAACTTAGAAATATTTCTAAATCCATGTGCTATGCCAAATGGAGTCAAGTGTCTTTGCATCTTACAAACGGAAAAACTCATAGCTGTTATCACCCACCTACACATTCAATTGATGTAACAGAATTAAAAGACAATCCGTCAGCACTACACAATACAAAGCAGAAAAAAGAAGAACGTAAAATGATGCTTGAGGGCAAACGTCCTGAGGGCTGTTCTTACTGTTGGAAAATTGAGGATGCTGGACATCGTTCTGATAGAATACATAGAAGCGGAGAGTATTGGGCACAAAACTCTAGACAAGATATTATTAAAACATTAGATATAGGAAATATTAATCCACGTTATGTAGAGGTTAATTTTAATCAAGCATGTAACTTTAAATGCTCATATTGTTCGCCTCATTTATCTAATACATGGGAAAAAGAAATAAAACAACATGGCCCATATAATATCATTACAACAGACAAACAAACAGTAATGCACAACGATATTAATCATTTAGATAAAATAGAGTTGATGCCTATTAAAGTAGCACAAGATAAAAATCCATATATTGAAGCCTTTTGGAGATGGTGGCCTGAGTTATATGAAACACTAGAAGTTTTTAGAATGACAGGTGGCGAACCATTAATGGACAGCAACACATTTAAAGTATTAGATTATATTTACGAACATCCTAATGCTTGGTTAGAAGTTAGTGTTACAAGTAATATGTGCCCACCTAAACCAAAATTAATGGATAAGTTTATTGATAAACTACAAAAACTAGAAGAAATACAAATATGGAAAAGTGAACGCTTTAACCCAGGTTCAGGTAACCATTGGTATGTAAATATGGCAGTTAAAAACTTTGCTGTATTCGTTAGCTTAGATGGGGTAGGAAAACAAGCAGAATATATGAGAAATGGGTTAGATTATGACCTTTTACAGACCAATGTTCAACGAATTCTAAATGAGACCGATAATACTACACTTACCTTTATAAACACTTTTAATAACCTATCTTTACCATCTTTTAAAGAATTTCTTATATATATTTTACGGTTAAGAGAACAATTTAGCAGCGATAAACAAGGAATCAAGTATAAAGATATTTACGATCCTTATAATACGCATAAGCCTTATGAAATACATCCTAGACAAAGAATATGGTTTGATGTTCCTATACTAGAAAAGCCTGTATGGCAAAACATACATACAATACCTGCTGAGTATGAAATTTACTTAGAAGAAGCAATAGACTTTATGGAAGAACATCAAGACACTTCTAACTTTGTTGGCTTTTATGATTTTGAGATAGAAAAAGTAAAACGTAATCTCAATCTTATGAGAGAGGGTAGAGAAAAACTAACTGAGCAAGAAATAGAAACTGCTCGATATAATTTTGTTAAATTTTTTAAACAACATGATGCTCGACGTGGAACAAACTTTCTCAAAACATTCCCAGAGTATCTAAGGTTATGGAATAATTATGGATAATTTCGCAGATATAGTATGGGGAATTTCAGCAGCAACACATGATGCCTCATTAACTGTGATGCAAGGAAACACAATTTTATTTGCTTCACATTCGGAGAGATTTACAGGAATAAAAAACGACAAACACTTATCTAAAGATTTAGTTAGGTATGCTTTACGTTGGGGACATCCTACAAAAATATATTGGTATGAAGATCCATATTGGAAAGCAACAAGAAAAATATTTGCAGGACAAAAACGTCCTTGGTTAAATCCTAAAGAATATTTAAAAAACTTTATTGAATTAGATTACATACAACCTGAAATTATATATGGTGACCATCACAAATCACACGCAGCGGCATCATATTATACCAGCCCATTTACATCAGCAGCCATTGTAGTAGCAGACGCTATAGGAGAGTGGACTACGACATCTATATGGCATAATATGAAATGTTTAAAACGTTGGTATTATCCTAAGTCATTAGGATTGTTTTACTCTGCTATGACAGATAGAGTAGGACTAAAACCAAACGAAGACGAATATATTTTAATGGGTATGGCAGCATATGGTAATGAATGGAAATATGAAGCAAGAATACGAGAAGAAATATTAGAAAGTGGACTTAACTTACATAAAGGAATAAAAGGTTGGGCCCCAGAACTTACAACAGAACAAGACTTATTTGATATAGCAGCAGGTGCACAACTTGTTTATGAAGAGGAGTTTTGTAAACTATTGGGAGAGGCTGCACAACTTACAGGCGAGAAAAATGTTGTATTATCTGGAGGATGTGCGTTAAACTGTTTAGCAAATAGACTTATTCCACAATACTTTGAAAACAACTGGATTATGCCTAACCCAGGAGACGCAGGTTCATCATTAGGAGCAATACTAGCAGCTAAAGATAGTTATTGTAATTGGGGAGGCCCATACTTAGGTTATAACATTGTTAAGCCATATCCTATAGAGCCATTAGTAAAAGAATTAAAATCAACAGGACTGGCAGGTGTAGCAAATGGCCCTGCAGAATTTGGCCCTAGAGCTTTAGGCAATAGAAGTTTATTAGCAGACCCTCGAGGTGAAACAATGAAAGCTAAAGTAAACACAATTAAAAACAGACAAGAGTTTAGACCGTTTGCCCCTGTTATAAGACAAGAGGATGTATCAAAGGTATTTAATGTAGAGGCAGACTTTGTTTCACCTTATATGCAATACATTGTTACTTGTAAATTCCCAGATAAATATCCTGCTATTGTTCATAAGGATGGCACAAGCAGAGTTCAAACAGTTACAAGAAAGGAGAATGCGGGATTATACGACACATTAACAAGGTGGTATGAAGACACAGGATGTCCGCTATTATTAAATACAAGCTTAAATATAAAAGGACAACCTATTGTAAATGATGAAAAAGATGCCGAAAAATTTGCTAAACATTACGGTGTCAAAGTTTTCTAGGAATAAATAATATTATGAATAATGTTATCCCAATTAATAGGGTGAAAAAGAAAGAGAAACCAAAAAAACTATTAGGCTATAGAATGTCCTTTTATTCTGAGGAGGAAATTACTTTGGCTTTATTAGCGCTAAACTATTTTGGTTTTGAACATATACGTTTTACCAGACTTAATTTAAAGGGAGTAGATCCAACATATATACATAAGTGCGCAATTAAATTAAAAAATTCAAATTTAATGAGCAAAGATTCAAACAAACTATTAGATAAATTAATACAAAATTATGAAGAAGTCTATCAAGACAAGGAAGTGAACGATGCCAACAAAATTTTCTAAATCATTTAAATCCATAGACAAAGTTACAAAGAAACTTTCAGTAGTTCATGACTATATGAAAGGCAAATCTAAAAACGAATTATTTGAAACTATTAATAAAGATGGCGTCAATAAAAAACTTAGAGCAAAATGTATTCGAGAGTTAGACAGACGTAAAATTAAATATGTCTGGGAAAAACAACCTTCAACAAAGCTGGAATTATAATGCCAATGTATGATATACAAGACATCGAAACAGGAGATGTCGATACTGTTATGTGTTCTTATGATAAACTCAAAGAAGTATTAGCAGAAAATCCCAATTTAAAACAAATTTACACAAAAGCGCCAGGTGTTATACATGGCACAGGCGATAGAACTAAACCACCTAAAGGCTTTATGGATGTTCTAAGTAGAATATCAGAAGCCAATCCTACAAGTGCGTTAGCCGATGACTTAGGCAAAAAAGACCCAAAATCAGTAAAAATAAGAGAAGCCAATAAGAGAGTTAAGTCTAAGATAGGCGACTTATTTAAGACGTAAAAAACACAACTTTTTTTAAAAAAATGCTTGACTTTTGGTCACCTCGGTTGTATAATATAAGTATGTTAAACAATAAAAGTGAGGTAAAAATGTTAAACAGTAAATATGAAGTAGCAGAAGCAAAAGCATTAGAATTATGTCAAGCAATCGAAGAAAAACATAAAGTAGATTGGCCAACATTACCACTTAACGTATATCTTAAGAAAGGTAGAAAGTATATCAAAATTATTAGAAAAAATGAGTCTCAACAATGTGTATGGGGTTTCATTAACCTTAAAAATGAGAATTTTAATGTTGGTGATGTGTTAATGGCAGCAGGCTGGAACACACCAGCAACTAATAAAGCAAGAGGCAATATTGTAGAAAATGATTATAAAATTACAGGATCAAGATTATATGGCCCAGACTACCTTAAGTAAATATAAGCATAACTTTGTTGACGTTGGCGATATTCGCCAAGTCAACCTACCTGAAGGGCGTAGATATGTTACACCCGAAGGCAAGAAGTATCCTAGTGTTACAACAATATTAGGACATAAAACACCACCTTGGATATTAGCTTGGCGTAAAAGAATTGGTGAGGAAGAAGCAGACAAAATTGCTAGACGTGCAGCAGTTCGAGGCACTAAGTTTCACACTCTAACAGAAAATGTATTGCTTAACAAAGAAACAGATCATAAAGAAGTATTAGGATTATTAGATCAAAAAATGTATGAATCTTATCGTCCATTACTAAATGATGTTGACAACATACAAGCAATAGAAGCTAAATTATATTCAGACCATTTGCGTTTAGCAGGACAGGTAGACTGTATTGCAGAATATAAAGGTAAGCTTTCAGTTATAGATTTCAAAACATCTAAGAAAAAGAAAACACTCTCAGGATGTGGCAATTACTTTGTTCAAACAGCAGCTTATGCTATTATGTGGGAAGAAAGAACAGGCATTCCTGTAGATCAAACAGTAATCATTATGGCAGTAGAAGAAGATGAACCAATTGTTCATGTTCAAAAACGTGATGATTATGTCCCTAGATTATTAGAACTTAGAGACGAATACGAAAAAGACGTCCAAACGGTATAATAACATCTTGACTTACCTATAAAGTTACTATATAATAGTAGCATGTTTAACAACGAAGAAATCCCAAATATCATTGTAACCGGAGGCTGTGGCTTTATCGGAAGTCATTTTACTGAACGATTACTTGATGAGGGATTTTGCGTAACGGTTGTTGATGACAAACGTCAAGGAGATTGGGTAATACCTCATCCTAATGTTAAATATTATTTTGAAGATGTCGCAAACTTCAATCCGTTTAAAGGGGAAATAACCCCACCTGTAGCTATCTTTCATTTAGCTAACTCGCCTCGTGTTCGCAGATCGTTAGAACGCCCAACGGAAACAATCGTTAATAATATCGCATCAACAGCCGCCGTCGCAGATTGGGCAAGAATAATGAATTGTAGATTATTTTTCGCTACTTCATCTAGCACACAATATTCGGATTCTGATAATCCTTATACATGGTCCAAAGCTAATTGTGAAAACTTGTTAGAATTATATCATAGACTTTATCAGTTAGATTATTCTAAACTTTACTTTTATAGCGTTTATGGGCCCGGTGAAGCAGATTACGGAGAATACAGCACAGTTATAAGATGCTTTAAAAAGAAATATTTGGAAAACAAACCTTTACAAGTATTTGGAACAGGTAAAAAGGAAAGAGATTTTACACACGTCTACGATGTTGTTCAAGGATTAATACAACTATTAGCAGACGAAAACGCTCCTAAAATTGTTCACTTTGGAAAAGGAAGTCCTAGAAGAATTAAAGACATTGCTGAAGCATTTGACCACCCAATTATTAACGCATTTGACCAACCAGGTGAAGCACAGAAAACATTATGTAAAACACCTTATATTGAATGTCCAACAGAAGTTATAGCATACATAAAAGATTGGGTAAAAAGAAATCACAACAGGAGTAATGATGATTGAGAAAGTTATAGATAATACACAAGAAAAACCAGTAGAAAAATTATCAGATGTGCAACTTATTACAAAGAAGTTTAAAACATCTACACAATTTTCGCAACATATTGAGAAGATTGCTTTTCGGACAGATAGTAGTTGCATTGATGTTCTTGTAGATTATTGTGAGAAAGAAAACATAGAAATTGAAAGTGTTAAGAAACTTCTCAATGCCTCACTAAAGGAAAAAATTAAACAAGAAGCTTTAGATTTAAATTTACTAAAAGAGAAAAGAAAGAACAAGTTACCTATATAATGGAACCTTTCGATGTTTATAAGCTTTACTTAGCCTTAAAACTACACTTTACAACATGGAGCTATGATATAGCAAAACATAAAGGTGCAGTTAAAGGCAAAAAAGAAACCTTTCTCAGACGTAAGGATTTAATGTCTGTTAGAAAGATTGCCAGAGACTTTACTAAACAACAAGTCATAGATTTTCTTGTTGCTAACTTTGTTTCAGGTGACCGCTGGGGAGGAATGTTTGATACCTCAGCAATGGATGTATATAAAGAATGGGACTCTAAAAAGGACAGACTTTTATACAATTTTGAGGCAGATTTACATAAGATTATTTTTCGTATGGAATCTGACAAACTAAAATCAGCAGTCGAAGGACAGCATCCATTAATATTAAGAATGTTATTGGGTAAAGATATTAATCTTGAGACTGTGGTTTTATTAGAAAAAATTAATCCTTTTGTTATGGAATATAAGGATGATTTTGTTCTAGGTGATACGGTTATGTTAATAATTAAATATAAATTATTTGTTAAAACAGACTTAGATAAATTAAATAAGTTTTCGGACAAAATAAATGAGATATTTAATACATAACTCTTATAAATATATGTGTCCGCAGATACAGGACAAATATACAACGTAATACAACGCAATACAAGGAGAAAAATATGTCGTTTAATACACTATCAGATCTTCGTCAAGCACGAGGAAATTTCGATAACTTAATGAAAGAAGTCGAAAAAATTTCAAATCCAAGTCAGTCCAATTCAGGTGACGACAGAGAATGGAAACCAACAGTAGATAAAGCAGGAAACGGTTATGCCGTTATTAGATTCTTGCCACCTACTAAAGGTGAAGATATGCCATGGGTAAGATTATGGAATCATGGATTCCAAGGTCCTTCAGGTAAATGGTATATAGAAAATTCATTAACTACACTTAACCAACAAGATCCTGTTTCAGAATTAAATTCTGAGTTATGGAATAGTGGTGTTGAGGCTAATAAAGAAATTGCTAGAAAACAAAAACGTAGACTAGCATATTACACTAATATTTTGGTAGTTAGTGATCCAAGTGCTCCAGAAAACGAAGGTAAAGTATTCTTATACAAATTTGGTAAGAAAATATTTGATAAAATTAAAGATGTCATGCAACCTCAATTTGAGGATGAGACACCTATTAATCCTTTCGACTTTTGGGAGGGTGCTAATTTTAAATTAAAAATTAGACAAGTAGAAGGCTATAGAAATTATGATAAAAGTGAATTTGATAGCCAATCAGTAGTCGCAGAAGATGACGCTGTGATTGAAGAAATATGGGGAAAACAACATTCATTATCTGAAATTGTTGATCCTAAAAACTTTAAATCATATGCAGATTTAAAAGCGAAACTTAATATGGTATTAGGTGGTGGTGCAACAGTAGCAACAGCAGAACAAATTTCTAATGAGACAGGTGACGTTGCTGATGATACATTCGTTGAACAAGCAGTAAAAGCTCAAGCAGCCCCTGTAACTAATCCAGTTAAGGAAGAAGATGAGGATGACACTCTAAGTTATTTTGCTAAATTAGCAGAAGATGACTAAATCCTAAACATCGGAGGGAAGGGCATTATTTGCCCTTTCTTTTTGACTTTAAATTCTGCGACCTATATATTGTCGTCTTTGGAAATGTAACGGAGTATTGTCGTTAATACGAGATGTTGGTGGGGCGGTTACAATAATGTCGCCCTCGGAACCTGTGTTATTTGTTACATTGTTTACAACTGTTTGACCTCCACCTTGCATTCCAGCCATTTGGCCTGTTTGTTGTTCTATACTTGTCATATTTTCAACAGCATCACCTGTTGGAACAGGATCTAAACTTGCTACCTGTGCCTTTCCTGTTTTCTTTTGATTTAATGCATCTTGAACAGCCTTCATATCATCAGCAGATAAGTCGTCATCTTGAACAATTGCTTGTAATTCATCTATACTAGCATCGCCTAATTTACTTCTATCTATTTTAGACTTTCTCATACCTCTTTCTTTATAAAGTCCTGATTCTTTTGCTGACTTAAAGCCTGCTTCAGTATTAGCTTCTAGTGTATCTGCTATTTTCTTTCTGTCTACACCTATTGCCGAAGTAGCTGCTTCATTGTTCATTAATGCTTTTACAATAGCAGCATTTTTAATAGCAGCTTTATCGTTATCTGATAACTCAGCGTCCCCAGCTTCTTCTAACAACGCAGCCTCAATTTCATTTGCTTCTTGTTGTATTTTACTAGCTAACCCACTATCTTTTTCTGCGATTTGTTTCATCGCTTCTTCTGCCTGAGCATTTGACTCAGCTAACTCACCGGGATCTACATCTAACGCATCACCTACAGCGCCGCCAAGTTTTTTACCTGCAAACGAACCACCGAAGTAACCTATAGCTCCTCCAATAAGTCCACCTACAACTGTTCCTACAACAGGAATTGCTGAACCTATTGCCGCACCAGCAGCCGCGCCTGCAAGAGCACCGCCTGCTCCACCTACGCCTTCTCCTACTGCTTCAGCCTTTGCAATTTGTTCTTCTTCTGCTGTTAGTTTGCCTGCATCTGCATCTGCTTCTGCTTGTTTTGAACCCGAATAAGCTGTATAGGCTCCTAAGCCAACTGCTGCTACAGCACCACCTGCCTTTGTAAGCATGGCACCTTTACCTTTAAACATATTACCTAGTCTAGACAGTTTGCCTTTTTTGCCTTTGCCTTTTTTGCCTTTCTTGTTTTTACCGCCTGTTCGGCCCATGATGTCCATGCCACCACCGCCGTCGCCGTCGCCACCACCTAAAGCTCCGTCTTCTAATAGTTCTCTAATTTTTACTAGCTCTTCATATGACTTTTCTTGGAATGACTCTCTATCTGTTCCACTAAATACGGAACCTGATGCTTTAGCTTTACCGCCTCCGCCTGTTAACGGAAGTTCTCTTTGGCCAGTGGTTTCTCCTTCAGCTACTGCATCTGTTGCGCCTTCTAAAGCGGCTACATTTAATTGAGGCCTACCGGAGCTATCTGTTCTTAAGAATTCATTATCTGGATTTGCTCCATCAGGTGATGTTAAACTTAATCCCTTTTCGTCGCCTACCATATCGGCAAGTCCACGTGTTTGTATTTCGGCTCCTGTTTGTATTCTTATTTCTCTTTGAGCCATTTCCTCACGTTGATTATCAGTATAAAAATTACTTAATCCGCCTGTTCCAGCATCACCAAATAATCTTGTAGGTGAGAATGCTTGTTTTAACCCACCAAAGAATCCTGCTCCCTGATCTATATTTAAACTTTCTTTTAATGAACCTGTAAATGTCTTTTTACCGAGATCTTTTTGTAGGTCTTTAAGTCCTAATAAACTTTCAAAATCAGGAGCACCTTCTACACCGCTTTCTTTTGCTATTTGAGATTCAACACGAAGTTCTTTAATCATGTTGTTGACTTCTTTTACAGCTACTTCTTGATCTTTACCTGTAGCTGTTTGAGCCTTATTCATTAATTGGGTTAACCCACCAATTTTTTCTCCTACTTTACCTTCAGGATCTGACTCCATTAATTGTTGTAAAGTAGCTGCGTTTGCTGTTATGTTCTTTGCTAATGATGATGAGCCTTTAGCAGTTCTAAATGCTAATTGGTTTGATGTTTCTCCTGCACCTATTACATCTTCGCCTCTTGCATCTTTTACAGCACTAATAAAATTTTCAACTCTACTTTCTGATTCTAAATAAGCATCCTCTTTTGCTAAGGCTCCTGTAATCTCGTTTCTATATCTAGTTGCGTCCTTGCCTGTTTTTGTTTTGTATTGTTCTCTTCTTACTGTTGCTTGACCACCTATCAAAAGTTTTGACATTTGGTTTTGGTTGACGTTACCTTCTAAGTCTCCTTTTTCCCCTCTTAATTCTTTTTTGGCGTCTGTTGGATCTACTGCATAGCTACGTTCTCTTAAGGCTTCACTAGGATTATTAGGATCGTATGTTCTACTTCTTCTCGGTGCATTACTTCCGCCTGACAATGGAAGTTCTTGTTGTCTTTTATTTACTTGTCTTTGTGCTTGTGTTTGGTTTACAGGAACTTTTCTCGGAATACTAGGTGAATTAGGATCTCTTCCAAACAATTCTCCTTGAACAGGAACCGTTCCGTTTGATGATACATTAGGAGTCGTTTGTGCTGTGCTTGTTGCGGTTCTCGGTGCACTTCTTTCGTCTTTTACTATAACTGTCTGTCCGCCAGTTCCTCCGCCGCCTCTGCCTGCATTAATATCGTCAATCTTCTTTAATAATGCTCCTATACCTTGCTCTACTCTAATTCTAGAATCACGTGCACCTTTGTTATGTTTTCTTTGTTCTTTATAGAAGTCACCTTCAAGTCTACCTTTTAAAATGTTACCTCTTTTCGATATAAGAGTCTCAGCAATTTGCATCTTGTTGAAAGTTTTATTGTCTTTAGCTTCATTTTTAAGAAAGTCTGTTTGTTCTTTAGATTGTCGTTTTACTTCATCTAACTCGTCTTTAATACTTTGCTCTAAATCATTAAAGCCCTTCTCTTTTTCGACAGATGGGTCCTTAGACTTTGCAGCCTCCATATCTCGCAGCATTTTCTCCATGCCTGCTATTAAACTTCTAGGTGCTTCTGGCATTAGCTTTTCATATCCCTCACGGTTTCTTTATTCTTTTCTATTTTCTTACGCAAGTGCACAACTAGCATACTTACATATATTTCTCTTTCCCAAGGCAACATTTCTTCTATTTCTGATAGACTCCAATGATGTTCTTGCATTAATAAGAAATTCGTCTTGAAATAATTTTCAAGAGAATCTTGAGAAAGAGTTATGCGAAAAAATGTTCGTATCCGTTAATTGATACTGCATTTGGCTTTCCGCAATCTTCTTTAGGACAAGTATATTCTACAATGTGTTCTAACATTGGCATTGTCTTAAAGAACTCTCTAGTCTCTGCAAGAGCCTCAAGTGGTAAAGTTTCTACAAAACCTACAACTTCATCATCTGTTTCCTTAGATACATCCCATGATTGTTCGGCATCAAATACGGTGTCGATACAATGTTTTAGGATCTCAACATCATCCAAGTCATCAATTTTATTCATTATGTGTGCTGGCGGGAATTTTAATATCATTCCTACAGTCTTATCTTCATTTAGAAAAATTGTTTTTGAGGAATCTGAATCAAGATTATTAATCTTAAATTCATCAACTTCAACTTCATAACTCATTGTGCCTTTACAATGTCCACAAATTAACATGAACTCTTGTTTGTTACCTACAGACTCTTTTCTTATTTGTAAGAAAGTCCATTGTAACAAGTGCATTGGCAATTTAGTTGCATCTACTTCTCCAAACGAACAGTTGGTGACAACTTGTTGACATACGTTAAGCATATCTTCATATTCACCGTCAGAAGCCATTGTTAAAAGTTTTTCTTCTTTTACCTTAAAAGGCCTAAATTTATATGTTTCATTTGTTCCTGGGAACGTTAAATTAAATGTTGGTGTCTCCAATACTGGTAGCGCCATTCTTTTCTCCTATAATATATTAAATAAAAGGATCTCTTTGAGGAGGTTGTCCTTTATTTGATTTTAATTCGCCGTCTTCAAAAGTCCCATCTAAAACAGGTCTTTGTTTCTTTCTTGCATCCTCTGCAATTGGCTCACATGGTTTGTATATCCATTTAACTGAAGATACGGTGAGTGAGATTCTTAAAGGACCAGGCGAACCTGCTGAAACAGGAATCAAGTTTAAAAGTTTTGGAACACTATCAATAAGTTTCCATTCTCCTAATACTTGATCTTGTTGCGACAAACTTTTTACTACAATAGACCCAAATACTTCATCCGGGAATGCTAACTCTTTTGTATAAGGATTAGCAGCTAAAAATATCCAGTCTTCAAAAACGTGCCTATGGGCCCATTTTTCATCTGCAATAAATGTAAACACAGACTCTTGTCCTAAAAAGTCTACGTTCTTAATTCTGTATTCCTGCCAAGCACCTATTTTAACAGGTTCTACTTGGGCAGAAAGTCCTGGGATTTGAGCTTCTTCACAAAATAAAGTAAGAGTTTCATCTACACCCGGATACCATTGTCTTAATGCAAAAGGTAAATTAAACTCTACCTCATACCTATCAGCACGAGGTAAATGTTGTTCTCTTACCGCAGCTCTAAAATTGCTTAGTTTAAATTTTGCTTTATCAGCCATTTATAATTTCTCTCGAATCCCTGTAAATTTTTTGTTGTCCAGCACCTACAAAGTTTTGCGTTGGCATAAAAATAGATGCTCTCCAATGTTCTGTTTTAACTTGTAAAAATCTAGAACGAATATTTTTTGTTATATATCTTTTAACACAAGGTCTAACTTCTGGAAATCTACTTACCTTTTTAAGTAAACTCCAGGACACTTGCATTTTACTATATCCGTCCTTGTCAGGAATTTTATCCTGTGTTTTTTCAAGTCTGTCTAATAATTGTGCTCTTAATAACGGTGGTAGGTAATGTAAATTAAGTCCATAAAACCCACCAGGTGCGTCATCAAAAGGAACACATAAAGGGAATGTATCCCAATAAGGCAGTCTATCTTTTGTTTTAGGTTCATATACAAACATATACATTCCACCTATATCTAGACTACTTTTTAGCTTACCCAAATCTGAGCTCATAACTTCTTGTGGTGTATTGAGCCCACTAGCTAACTTTCTTATGTTAGCTTGATACCATTGCATAGAACGGTCTGTTGTTCCAGCCTTAGCACTTAACTGTTCAAATGGATTTGCCATATAAGTATTTATAATGATAGGCCGAGTTCTTTTTCCGTTATTATTAAGAACTCCCAACCTTTGTGATTAGCGAATTGTTTAGCACTTTCCCACTTTGCTAAATTTACTCCGTATTGTTTTACCTCATTTATAAATTTTTTAGTTTTTCTTTGAGGAATTTTAGGCTCTTTTGTAAATCTATGAGGTTTTACTTCTACTAAATATTTTTTATCTTTAGTCTCAACAAAAAAATCAACGAAGTATCTATGTATTCTATTATCTAATGGACTTTTGTAAGGAACCACAATTTCCTCAGAACTCCAAGACAATACATCTTGGTTCTTGTCTGCCCAATTCATAAATTTTAGTTCGTAGCTACTCCTATATACAATATCATTTACACGACCTTTGTATTTACTAGGATTTTTAGGAACAAACTTTCCTTGATATATTTCCTTTGAGTATGCCATATCCTATTATAAATAATGATAATAACGTTATTTATATCGAGGAAACGTATGGCAGTAGCAGACGACCCAAACAGATTTAGCACAAGAGGATCTGAATTTAATCAAGGAGGACAACCTAACTCTGATTATGCATCAGGTTATGATCCTGTCTCAGAAAGAGCTCGTCAAACTGCCTTTTCAGATTATGAAAATGGTATAGAAGGAGACTCTAATTATAAGAGTAAAAAAGATCTATTAGCGTCTATGCACTCTAGTGAAATCAAAACATTGCAGTATCCTCAACAAGTTGGATCTTCAGATTTCAAAGAAGACGAAATGGTTCAACCTCATTCAGTAGTATTTTATATACAAGCAAGAACAAACACAACCGTAGGAAGACTATCAAAAGAAAGTGGAACAGGCAATGCAGATTGGATTAAAGCTCAAGAAAAATTAACTGAACAATATGCTAGAGAAAATAGAGCTAAAAGTGAATCTGCAGATGCTGTAGCAGGAGCTGGAACAGCATTAGGATCGGCAACTTTAGCAACAGGTGTTGCAGGAAAATTTATTGGAGAAAACGCATCTGCATTAGCTAAACCTTTAATTATAGGAGGTGCAGGTCTTGTAGGAGGAGCAACAGCAGGATTTGCTGTTGACAGTCCAGAGTTAGTTAGACTTATGACAACTATACAACTTCATATTAATAATCCTCCATCAACAGCATATTCAGCTAATTATAATGAAGAATCATTAGGTGTTGCAGGACAATTAGCATCAGGTAGATCATCACTTCAAGATGTGATGTCAGGTGCTGAATTTATAGGAAGAAATGTAATGATAGGTGCGGCAACATTACCTGCATCTATGGGTTTAGGTGATGCAAACTTTGCAGGTGCTTTAGAAGCTACAACTAAAAAGGTAAATAACCCATTTAAAGAACAATTATTTAAATCTATGGGCTTTAGAAAGTTTCAATTCAACTATAGATTTAATCCTAGAAATAAAGGCGAATACGAATCAGTTCAAGAAATTATTAAACAGTTTAAGTTCCATATGCACCCGGAAAGACAAGAAGGAGAATTCTTCCTAATGTATCCTTCAGAGTTTAGTATTGAATATAGATGGTTTGACCAAGAAAATACACATCTCAATAGAATATCCTCATGTGCTTTAACAGATATGAATATAACATATGGAGGAGATGGATTTACAACAATAATAGGCACAGGTGGTGCACCTTCAGAAATTAATATGACATTGTCGTTCACAGAACTAGAAACATTAACAAACGACAGAATAGCAGACGGGTATTAATATGTATTTTAGAGCGGTTCCAAATTTTTTATATAAGTTTAACAACAGTCAAAAAATAGTTAAAGATATTTTTAGACGTGCAGGTCTTCAGAAAAAATATGAACAAAGAGCATACTTAGTTCCTTATTTTATACGAGATGGAGTGAAGCCAGAAGACATAGCTTATGAACAATACGGTTCTGCAAAATACCATTGGGTAATTTTAATGTTTAATGATATTATAAATGTAAATGAAGAATGGCCGATACACTCTAATGACTTGTTTAGATATTGCACAGATAAATATGGAACAAACAATGTCAACGATACACACCATTACGTTAAAGCAGGAACAGATATAATTTGTGATTATGAGGATGCAAAATTTATATCAGGAGATATAGCTGCTGTAACGAATTATCAATACGAAGAAAATTTAAATGACGAGAAAAGACAAATAAAACTTCTTAATAGAAAATATTTAAAAACATTTACGTCTGAATATAAAAAGTTAATTAAGACATAATATATCATGTTTGTAACAGAAGAAAAAATCTCAAAAGCGGGTGATTACACTATAGACGAATTATTTTTGACCCCAGCTGATGGCTCGTCAATACCATTACAACCTTTTATGCTAGAAATAAACCTTTATGAGGATATTTTTAGCCCTGTTTTATTTGGTAATATTATAATATCAGACTCCACAAATTTAATTAGTAGAACACCTATATTAGGTAATGAACTAATTACAATGAAAATAAGAACAAATACTTTAGAAGACAATAACTCGAATGTAATAGAAAAAACATTCCAAATATATGCTATAGAAGACAGAAAATTAATAAGCGATAGGCAGGCAGGTTATAAATTAAGTTTTACTTCTAGAGAAGGTTATATAGATAATATTAATGCAATTTCTAAAACTTTTAGAGGAACGACTAGCGATATTGTTGAGGATATATTTACACAATATATAGAAACACCTAGAAAAGTAGATAGTGATAAAACAACAGGATTAATTATAACGGATAGTCCTCATAGAAGTAGTGTAACATTTACTTCTAATTTTTGGGGCTCTTTCCAATGTATGAATTTTTTAGCAAAACGTTCTAAAGGAAACACATTAAACTCCACAGACTTTTTATTTTACGAAAGCAATAAAAACTTTTATTTCACATCTTTAGAAAGTTTAATTAGTAATCAAATAGAAAACGGAATATTTGACGATTATGTAATGGAGCCAGAAGGAGCTAACTTTCCAAGAAGAAGTTTTCCTTTTGACTATGTAGGTAATAAACTTCCTAACGGATTTACAAATTTAGAAAAATGTGCAATACCGAAAACATTAGATATAATGGAAGATGCAGATAATGGATATTTAGCAGGAGCAGGTTTTAGTTACGATGTGGTTACTAAACAATACGAAGAAAAAACATTTGATGCTAGAAAACAATTTTCAAACTTTGTAAGAACAGGAGAGGGTGTTCCAATACCAGAGGGTGTTGCAAGAAACCCATATAAATTTAAGGAATTTTTTCCTTTAAATAGTGCTTTATATAACGATTATAATTTAGATGCACTAACTGTAGACAATAAATTAATAAGGCAAAGTTATTTAAATTCTATTAATAATTTTAAATTTGAACTAACATTTCCAGGTAGAACAGATATAGAAGTAGGAAGAGTAATTAATTTAGTATATCCTTCACCTGAAGAAAAAGCCAAAGACGGCGATAGTCCAGGAACACAAGCTGGCGTAGATTTTGATAGATTTTTATCTGGCCCTCTTTTACTAACAGCGTTACACCATAAACTAGATAGTCAAGGTTATGTTATTATGGCCGATGGTGTTAAAAATGGATTAGCTCAAAGTTTAGGATTAGAAGGTGTTAATGAAGAAGAGGTTGATGGTTATGAATTCATATAATATTTGGTTAGGTATTGTTGAGGATAGAAACGATCCTGAGTTTTTAGGACGTTACCGTGTTAGAATATTCGGACTACATTCAGCTAATAAAGAAACTTTGCCCACAGCAGATTTACCTTGGGCTATTCCTGTTATGCCTTCAATCTCAGCATCAATTTCAGGCGTAGGATTTTCGCCTACAGGTATTGTAGAAGGCTCAACTGTAATAGGATTATTTTTAGATGACGAAGAGCAACAACCAGCGGTATTAGGAACTATACCCGGCATACCTTTTAAGGATGCTAACCATAAAGATCCAGACAATGAAGCAGGAGCTGATGAAGAAAATAGAAAAACTATAGAAACTTTAGAAAAACAAATTTCAGAATTAGATTCCAAAATACAAAAAAACCCATCAAATTTAAATTTAGTAGCAGAAAGAAATAGTTTACAAAATCAAAGAGATTTAATAGCAGGTGTGGGCAATAATGTAGGATTTACAGATCCATTTAAACAATTTCCGAGAAGTGTTACAGGAACAGGACTTAATTCACTTAAAGAGCCAGACTCATCTAGATTAGCTAGAAACGGTGAAGCAGAAAAACATATTACACTAACATCTAAAAGAAGCCAACGTTTATCAGAAGAAAATGACGGAACACAAATACCAACAGCAGTAGCACCAGACGTTTCTTCTGTAGGTGAAAAATACGACAACGCAAAATACGATAGAGAAACTTGGGAAGAACCTCATCCTCGTTTCGGTAATACTGCAACAGGTGCCTACCCAGAATTAGGAGTAGCTCCCACAGAAGATAATATGAAGCCTGGGGAGTCTAGTTTATATCCTTATAACCATGTAAGAGAAACAGAGTCAGGCCATGTGTTTGAAGTAGACGACACACCTGACAACGGCAGAATACACGAGTTTCATAACTCAGGCACATTTTATGAGATACAAGCAGGTGGGGATAAAATTACAAAAATTGTTGGTGACGATTATGAAATTGTTTTACAAAACAAAAAATGCTTTATACAAGGTGCATTAAATATAACAGTAGGCGGAGATGCTAACTTTTATATTAAGGGAGACAAATACGAAGAAATAGAAGGCAACTCATTTACAACAATATTAGGCGATAGAGTTACTAAAATTGGCGGTAATGATTTATTAGAAGTTTTAACAGATAGTAATACACAGATAAATGGAAGAATGGGACAACGTGTTACAGGAGACAATAATTTAGAAGTATTAGGTAATCAAGATATTACAGTTGCACTTGATAGAAAACTAAAAGTATCAGGCAAAGATAGTGAAATATTTGGTGCAGATAGAAAAGTTCAAAATAATGCATCATACACAGAAATTACAAAAGGAAATTATTCAAGTATTGCCATAGGAAATATTAAATTTGGTGGATCCGGTAATGTTGAAATAGGAGTTAAAGGAACATCTAAATTATTTTCAACAGGCTCACAAACATTAAAGTCTGACGCAGCACAGGAATTAAATGCTACAGTTACAAATATATTACAAGATACAAACGTTACAGGAACAGTAGACGCCTCAGTAGAGGTTAAAGCAGGTAGCCCAGAAGTAACATTAACAGGTCATAAACACGAATATGTCCCAGGTAGTGGGTCACCTACTGACACAGCAACAGGAGAAGGATAATGGCGTGTGGTTTATCAAAAGATATGTTAGCATTAGCAGACCAAATAGATTCTGTTAATGAGGCTATTGATGAAAAAATTAATAATGCCACAGCGCCTATTGAAGATTTATTAGGTGATTTTGAAAATACTATCAATGGTGCTGTAGATGCTGTTGAAGCTAAAATAAAAGTTGCAGTTCCTTCACTTATAGACAAAGTAGTTCCAGACAATTTACAAACTGATATAGAAAATATGGCAAGAATAGCATTGTTAGGAGCTATAGCAATACCACAGTTTTTAACTGAATTAGATAGATTAAAAGATAAATGGGGACCTATATTAGAAGGCAGTGGACAAGATATAGATTTAAATAATATAGCAGACTTAATAAGAAATGGCGCGTTAGATATAGATACGCTCTGTAAGAAAATACCTAACATAGATTTCCCAGGTGGAGATCAAGTCAATGTTATGGTAAAAGGAATACCTGTAACATTTCCTAATGTAGATGCTGTAGACATTATAAGAGGAGCCCCAATTCCAGAAATAACAAAACCAGAGTTTTCTGTAGATGTAGGTATATTAAAAAACGCAGCTAAAGACAGATGGATAAATTTCGATTTACCTAAACTTTTCAAAGGCCCTAGGGGCTAAAAACATATAAATACTATTATGGAAACATTAAAAGTATCACGACTCTATAAAGACTTTGATATGTCTTTCGGCGTTAACGCTGTAACAGGAGACGTAAATAAAAAACTTGACGTAAATGCTGTTAAACAATCAGTAAGAAACTTATTGCTAACAAATTTATTTGAAAGGCCTTTCCAGCCTCTTTTAGGTTCCTCATTAAGAGGACTTTTGTTTGAACCAATGACTATGGTAACAGCATTATCAATAGAAAAATCAGTCAGTAATTTATTAAAAGCGTATGAACCAAGAGCGGAACTAATTAATATAAAAGCAAATCCGCAATATGATAAGAACTCATACGAACTTAGTGTAACTTTTAAAGTGGTGGGATTTAATAGCCCAGAAATATTAACACAAACCTTACAGAGGCTTAGATAAAAATGGCAAATAAAATATTAAGAATAACAGAAGTAGCACCAGCAGGTGTATCTATCTTTCAAAAGAAAAAGGAAGCGGAATCTTTAGAAGCCGGAACAGACGAACACAGCAAACCTCATATTATATTTGATTGGTATAATATTAGTCCAGATTGGCCGGCTAATCCAGAAGGATATCCTTTTAATGACGAAATGATGCAACAAACATTTGATATTGATGATAACGATATATCTACTCTTATTGTAAATATAGCATTTACAACTGATGATGAGATTATATTCAACGATCCAGTATCAGAAAGAGCACAGGAAAGAATAGACTACAACGAAGCTAACAGCGTAATTGTTACTATCGAAGAATTAGACAAGGAGTAGTAAATGGCTCAATTAAATGTAACAGAGCTCGACTTTGAAGATATTAAGTCGAACCTTAGAACCTTTTTTGAATCACAAAGTGAATTCTCAGATTATGACTTT